TCAGTCATTCCAATGCCCACGTCCAGACACATATATCTTATCTGTACGAGGCCAACCTTCGAGGATTACCACAGTCTCTGTCGGCATGTCTGAATTCCATTCAATATAATTTTCCGCCGCAAGCTCTTTCAGTCCATCCTTAACCGCTGCCGCCTTACGTCCGCTCTTTATCTCTAGTTCTTTCAGGCTCGGCATATGCCAATGATGTACCGATGAATGCCGCATAATCATTAGCAGTTTGCGGGCTGTATCGCTCAACATATAAATCGCCTCCTGCTGCCATTATATGCGATCATTTGTTCCTATTACAATGCAAATAAAAAAGCCCCTGCATCTGCAGAGGCTCACCGGTGCTTCCGGATTTAATGAATTAATCATATCAGCTATAATTAATCTTGTCTACTCTTTGGTTGTAATCGTGGCCGTCTTAGATTCATTGTCCCAGTCCACTGCCGCCCCGATAGCTGCTCCAATGGCTGCTAATGGCACGTACGTACGACCTTCAATCAAAAGGCTGTTATCCTTCAACTTCACACCATTAACCACCACGAACGCCTTAGTTGCTTGCACCTCGTTTGCCTCCTTCATGTATCGATCAATTTTCGCCAGCGTGATAGCGGTCTGTGTCTCTGACGGTTTCACTCCTGACCTCAGTGCGGACAAGACCAATCCGAAAGTAAGCTGAAAATGAGGATAATCCTTAAATGTATTCCAATCACCACCCCATTCGAATCCTAGCGACTTCGCTTCCCGGACGACTTCCAGCCAATCCGTAGTACAGTCATTGTCCCCATCTCTGTTCATATCCCAGGATACACTTGAACCATCCGGCAGCAGCAGGGCGAAATCGACAGCCAGTCCATAATTGTGGTAGCTATAGCCGCCGCGCGCATTAGTGACAATCGCTCCAGGCTTAGTTCGCCCTTGGGCATAAAGTGCGTCCTGCTCGGCAATCGTCCGCAGTCCCTGAGTAATCAGGATCGGCACACCAACCATATAGCAGCGCTCGATCAGAGCGGTTGCAGCAGCCAATACAACCGGATGTAGCCCGTTCAATCGCAACGCCGATTTTGCTTTCACTTGATTTAATGTCAGCGTCATTATTCACCTGCTCCTTTCTTCGTCTGTTTGACAAGCTGATTGCCGTACACAGCCACCGCCCCGCACAAGATGCCTTGCAGGACACTATCCGGGCTCAGACCTAGCATGAGGCAAACAATCATAATTGCAACCAGCGTTACGATATAGATAATCGTCCAGTTTGGTACGCGTGGTGTCTGCTTCAGGATGTTGCCGATCACCCAGCAGACAGTAAGCACCAACAATAATTCCGGTTTAATAAAACTTGACACAGCGTTCCATTCCATTCTTCTAACCTCCAGTAAGTTTGATAGCTGCAATAATTGCAGCAATGATTACAGTGATAATAGATCCCCCGATTGTCCGCCACAGCCATCGCTGTCCGTCCTCAATTCGATCCAAACGGTGATGTGCTGATTTGGTCGATTGCATTGCTTCTCTCGCCAGATCGCGCGTAAGATCAATTGTGGTTGTTAATGTCGGCACTACTTCAAGTGTCTTTTCCATACGAGCCAGTTGAATCTGAATCTCCACTAGCTTATCCTCAGCAGCCACTGCCCCTCCTCCTCCCGGCATTGTCTCTCCCCCTCTCATGTGATCTCTCCGAAAAACAAAAGACACACCTACAAGGGCGTGTCGTCTATCTGAATTCAATTATTTTTTGCCTCTCCCCCTCTCATGAGCTCCCCTTTTGCTTTGTGTCGGCTTCGCGGGCGGAGCTTGAAGTTCAGCAATCCGACTGTTCAGAGAATCTCTGATCCCCTGCAGGAAACGGAGTTCATTTCCGTTGGGACGATGATACGCAGCTGCAGCTGATATTAAGGTGCAGATGTCCGGCACTATTGGCTCAATTTCTACGGCCATCTTGTTTCTGATCACTACTGACATATAATCAACCCTTTCGCCAACAAAAAAAGAGCCCCGCCAATGTTGGAGAGGACCCCTGATTTGTTGATATATTATTTTTGTAGTTCAACTAATTTTGTTTCAGCTTGAGTAAGGAGATTATTTAGTATCTCTAATTTGCTTTCAAGCATTTGAATACTGAAGGAAACAGTTTCTTTTTCGCCATCAGTCTGAGCCCTCTCCAATTTCGCTTTCTCAGCTGCCAGATCAGACTGAACTTTAGTAATTTCACTTTGTGATGCTTCTATGCTCTTTGTTATTTCCAAGATCCGAGTAGCTTTTATTTGATCGGATACACTTGCGTTACTCACAGTGGGCTGTACCTCCTTCTCTTGTATAATGATCCGCTTTCCTTCTACGGTTAGCTCAGTTTCTGTTGCATCAGAAACCGCCCTTACAGGTGCATATGCCGTGCCATTGATCACAATTGCATCAGCTACCTTTGTTCCCGCCTTCTCCACACTGAATAGCCCTTGAACCTTCTGCCCGATTAAGCTTGAACCATCTGCAAATGCAAAAGCACCTGCAAATAAAAATCCACCGACTATAACACCTGCTATGAACTTTTTCAAAGTAACCTCTCCTTTGGAAGATTGTTACTACTATTATCTGTGGAAGATAGATTATTTTGCAATCAATAAACTATAAATGTTCCTCCACCTGAATTTAAGTTGTCAGGGTTACCGTGATTGTGGTTTGGTATGCTGACGCTATGGGTGTGGGAAATGTCCGCTTTAGAATCAAGCAAAGTGTAGATACGGTCTAGTTCTTCACTTAAAGTCCTAGCATCTGCTGTACTATACAAATTACTCCAACCACCCACTTGAACTTTTGGGGCGGTTAAAGATAGAATCGTTGCTGCCCACACATCAAGATGACCTAAATACGATGTAATCGCACCTAATGCCACATCATTGGCAGTAAATCTTACACCTGGAGCTCCTGACAAATCCGCTTCTATTTTAACAAAATTGCTTGCGTCCCTATAGGCGGCAAACAAATGATCAGTTGAACTCATTTCAGCTCTCATGCCGGAAGCAGCTGTTCGTATCCTTGCGCCAGTAATCACCCCGCCCTCGATCTCAGCAGCTGTAATCCTGCCACTGAACTCGCCATCCACTGACTTCATATGCCCCCCTGGAGTAACGGAGAACGGAGCATCCGCAAACGTTTCATCACCCAGCCATATGCCTTCCACGCTGGCCCAGAACGCATCATCCCCCTCACCGATCATGATTGTGCCACCCTCGAAGGATGAAGCGATGATTTTTCCCGTGAATTCATATTCACCGGCTATTGGGTCGAAGAATATAGCATCAGTCCAAGATCCGCTGCCGTCACCTTTCTGCATGCGAAACTCATCAGCATTGAAAACCGAACGGGCAAGTTTGTCATAACGAACACTCTCGAATCCGATATCCGGACCGAATCTATTGCCATAATAAGCTTTGTCTTTGACGATGGTAGTCTTCCGCAGGCCGACAACCGCGTCCTTAATGCCGGTGATAGCGTTGGAAATCGTCACTTTACTGTTGATCCGCCGCTGCGGGCTGTACGAATATCCGACAATGCGCTGCTGCTCGTCAATGCCAAGCTCCGGGTCTCCTATCCCTACCGTGTCACCCAGTTCAAAATACTCCAGCCCATAAAATTCCGGCAGGCTGTTCAGCTCCAACACATCAATCTCGTAGGCGGTAATACGCTCCCCGGATCGGACATCCACGTCCTTGACGATTCCCTCCAGGTTCTTCCCCAACTGGAACCGGACAGGCCTTATTGCCCCACGGCGAGCCAACAGCGATATACTGTACCGATCAAACCGCAACTCACCTCCCGATTGCGCTGCGATTTCCAGCAGGATTGCACGGGTGGTGATATTTTCCTCGGCCAGATCCACGGATATGTAACCGGACAGCTCCACACTGCCAATAGTGAATCCGGTATCCTCCAGCGCCATAGCGAGCAGCTGCAGTGGTGTTCCGGCATGGACAAATCCGTCTGCCCATGTAAATTCAGGCAGCAGAAGATCATAACTGACCTGTTCGCACTCCACGGCGACCATTGTCGATCCATCCACTGCCCTGGTGCGGCGGTGATGGACGATATTGAAGAGCTGATCCTCTACTTCGGCCAAATTTCCGTCAGTCAGGTATTCGCTTTTCCCATCAGGGTCGATCAGGGCAGTAAAGTTCAATTTATACTCGCCGTTGATGGTTTCATCTACGCTGTCATTGTCATACCGCTCAATGACAGCCAGTGGCTGGAACGATGGATTCCTAATCGTGATCAAAGCAGCACCTCCTTAGAAATGAAAAAGAGCCGCAGGAGTAATCCGGCAGCTCGCTTGTAATTATTCAGTTGTTGCGCAGTATGGTCCGAATGTGTTTATAAACTAACCCATGCAAGAATGATGATACCTGCTATAGACCATGTTAATACTGTCATTAGCAGCAATTTATTATCTTGTTTCGAAAACTTAATGGATACTTCTGTATTTATTTTTGATAGGTTTGATGTTTCACGAGATAGAACCCCAAATACAAAACAGAAAATATTAAAGTAGTAAAACCATCCTTCCATAATTGGCTCAAGAAAAAATGTTACAAAGAAAGCAACAAAAAAACAAATAAAAATTATTTTAATATCAAGTGGAGAATCACTCTTTAAAATAAATATCAACTTTTTTAATGACAATAAAGTAAATACTAAGAGTAATATCATCGGAATTAATCCTGCCTCATGACCAACATCTAACCACATGTTATGGGCATAAGATAAAGGTAATACAGTCAATTTCCCACCAAACGGGTGATCAGCTAGACCAGTTAGTGCAATTCTCCAAGCCTGAAATCTCGGATCAGAAAAAAAACTACCACTACTTAATCTGTCTCCTATCATCGTAGTATTTAAATATTGGTAAAACAAAAAAGACGATAAAAGAATTATAGTTCCGATGGATAATTTCTTCCCTGTTAAATTTCCAGTAAATAGAAATGAGCAAACAACAGACAAAGCTATTATCAGGAGACCTGTCCGGTTTCCCAATGCAAACATAGAATATAAAGATACTGAAAATAAGACTAGACTAATAAGTCTTATTTTTTTATTTTTGCTTAATAATATTAATGGTAATAATGACAATCCAAGAGATAGGTAAGTATTTACCCCTGTAGCGGTAATATTCCCTCCCCATATACTAACAACTCCGCGCCAGCCTAATTCAATACCTCTCGTATTAACAACGCTTAGGAAACCAAACAAAGATAGGGATGCGGCAATCAATAACATAATCTTCAGTGTCTTATTTTGATTATTACGCTTACTCAGATTGTTAGCAAAAATGTAAAAAGCAATAGGAGATATTAAATTCAGAAATACTATATTACTATCTCTCAAACCGTAGTTACTCAAGACAGTAGAAAAAACAATACTAAAGATTATGAGCACTGATTGTTGTAAATCTATTTTGAAACGACTCTTCAACAATATAACCACCGCTACAGGAACAATAAAAAATAATGCAAAATAACCTTTGTTAAAAACATTAAGACAATAAACCATAATGGTTAAAACCATAAGTTGTTCCATTATGGTTAACTTTGACATGTGACTATTCATTCACTCTACTCCTCAAAATTAGATGTTTAGGTGAATTATAAGTCTCATTCCATAGTTTTACAATGAAGAAAATGGTATCCTATTCAAGAACATCTATCGCATCACTATACTTTTCTAACGTTTTAATATGATTGTATATCTGTTTTTTCATATTAAGCGCATTGTCTGAGTAGTCACCTATTATCTGAATTATATCTTCTGCACCTTCAATAAATGATTTTCCTTCTTGTTCAAATTCTCTACTCACATATGCCCTTACTCTTGCATTTACGGTATTATTTTTACCACAACTGTATTCATCCACTTTAATATAAGCGGATTCGACCTCTATTCCTGTATTGCTCGTTACGTTTTTAGTAAGCGCCATTTCCCATCCTCCTCATACTGTTGTACCAGCGGCATCCTTCCAAACTGTTCCATTCCACCAAATAGGCTTGCCTAACGTGGTATCAAAATATTGCTTGTTAATATACAGGCCAATAGTTGGTCTAATTGCCGTGGTTCCATATGAAGTATTTTGTACCTTTGTTCTGATCTGAATGGAATCTGCTGTTGTATTTAGCCCGAAAGTCAAGGGATCAAGAGGCTCACAAGTAACTGATATCTGTGATCGTATTGAACCAGTTTCAACGCCACTATTTAGTACATAAACTGTAATTGATTGCAGTGAGATGTCGGTGTAATAAATAGTTGCTATCCCTTCCCACAATAAAAATTCGCTTTTGATATCTCCGCCCGCGTTTGGATTGGCTACATCTATATAGTTTCCTAAAGTTTTATCGCCAAAATACACCCTGAATTTATCGTAAGTAGACGGCAACGTGGAGACAAATATTTTTATGTTCTTTATAGTTTGAAATGGAGGGAGCGAGAATGTAGTGCCTAATGCAATACCGCCTTTAGAGAAATTAAGCGTCCGCTCAATTCTCTTCATTGTACCTACCGCAGATTGATTATTTGAAATATCATAGTCGATTGTTCCGTTTCCATTTGCGTAAGTACAATCTTCAAAACGAACAGTTCTGAATATCCCGGCTCCCGTCAAGGCTTCTTTAATGGAATATTGTGTAACACCATCATAATATTTAATTTCATGTAGTGTACTTAATAAGTCACAATAATGAAACATAGCACCCATAGAAGACAAACCGCCCGTTAGAGAAGCTGCCGTAGCTATCGGTAATAGGAATAGTGTGTTGTTGAAGGCGACATTTTCAAAGTTGACATTAGCTAGGCCATAGGTTGAAACAATTGTTTTTACATTCGCCGCTCCTGAGGCTAATCGTAGATTTGAGTTTTTCATATTAAATCTACCGAAGTTCATGTCGCATAATTTCCATGTGTTCCCTGAAGTTCCGTAAATCTCGATTCTATTGCTATCAAAATTGAAATTGTACAAAGCTCCTTGGGTATAGAACCCTCCAGATAAAGGCGAATTAGTTTTCAGCAGCGTCTCATTTTGATTCATACTGAATGAACAATTGTTTACGTTGAAGTTATCTCCCATCTTAGTAAAATCAAAGTAAATACTTGTACCCCATCCGCCGCCATAAAAAGAACAACTATCGAATGTCCAATTCACACTTTCCTGATTCTCGCATCGGAAACAAGTTTCAAAATAGTTAAATCTCGAATTAATAACAGCAGCCTGGTCAGCCATAGAATTGCCAGTCAGCTTAAATACATATTTTGGGCGAGTAGAATAACTTGTGTTTGCTATAGACCGTCCACTCCAAACGGTGATCCCATCGTACACAGACTTTGAAGCACCAGAATAGCCCAATGTAGTATCTGTTGAATATCTGAATATTGTTCCGCCAATCGGTATAGTATTATTTTCAGACACTACAAAAATATTTAATCCGCTAATTTTAGGAGCATCAATAGTACCGTCAAAATAAAACAATTCATCATTAACAGTATTTAAGTCCCATATGATCGTTGCATTATCTCCAGCAACTTTGAACACCACTTGCGGAATTTCATTGCCTACGATTCCGTCAGGTACAGGAGAACCGAAAATACGATGCCCTTTCAGCCTATAAACTCCAGAAGGGATGTATATTTGCATTGAAGCTGTAGGTACTAGTTGAGGTGTTGAGGTTCTTGCTCTCTCGTAACCGTATAGATTGGCGGACCTGAACGCTTCAGTATCATCGGTCACCCCATCTCCGACAGCACCAAACATCTTGACGTTAATCGCTATCTCCGCCAACTGTTCATCAACTTTGTTTAGGCGCTTCCCGACAGTTGCGTATGGAACTCCACTTTCAGGTTGGCGAGCATCTACAATTTCCGCATTACTGTCTCCGGCATTCGCCACCAAGTTATTAATTCGATGATCTTGGGAAACCAACTCTGTTTCATTCTCAGCAATCCGGCTTCCGTGATTACTAACCGCCGCTTCTGCCGTTCCAAGCCGCCCCTCATGGTTAACTACCTGAGTATTGATATTCGCCGTATTCTTGTTCACTTTGTCATACATGATCGGCAGCGAATCCGATGGATTCCCGTTTGCCGCTCCTTTGATCAGCTGAATGTCAGCCATCTCCATCACCCCGCATATTTTGCTCTGAATTTAATTGCCATTGCGATATTGATCCCTGTTCCGGCAACCGACACCGCTGAGATTCCGGGTGGAAGCGTACCGAACCGAGCATTTGTGTTAAGCAGCGCATTGGTGCTGCCGATCCGGGCCGTGCTACGCTGGAAGTCCAGTACAAGAGTACCGGACATTGCCACGCTGTATGTGGTAACCACACCGCCTACGGTCAGCGATAGAGAGGTAAAGCTACCCACTAATTCAATGACCGGCTTAACGTTCAGACCGCCAAAATTATCAATTGCCAGTGTCGTCGGGCCAGTCAAAGCATAATTATAGGCAGCATCTACAGATATAGGAGTATCAACCAGCACCGGAGTGTCAACGTTAATGTCGTCAGATTCGTAGGTGCTATAGGAAAACGGATCATACGCCACCAGCGGCAACGAAAATTCACCCAATCCCGCCATGCGGTCAATAGGCAGCTGACCGGATAACCTTACCATGTACTGTCGATCCGGCTGATTGGCGAAGATCAATGGCAACGTGCGCGGCCTGCCATCACCATCCACTAAATGTGCTGCTAGTGCTGATACCCGCCGTTGCAACTGATACGCGTTGCGTTCCATAAAGGCACATTCTAGCGGCAAAGGTCTCGGACCCATGTCCGCCCCGAAATCGTAGGCACCATGCATGTACGGCACCGTGTACGTCCGGTCTACAGTAGGCGGCAGGATGGGCCGCTGTGACTCTCGAAGTGTTTGCAGGCCCAACTCCTGCGGGCGCTTATCGCCCAAGTATGCAACAACGCCGCTCAATGGCTACACCCCCGCTCCGCGCAGAGCACCAGTGATTTGCCCGCCGAGTAGTTGCCCCAGCACTGTCAAATCATCATCACTCCGCACATTAAAATTAGCCCCCCGGAACATGTCCGCGAGACTGATATGATTCGTTGTTCCTGATGTACTAGATCTCGATCCCGCATTATTCATAGCAGGCAGAGCACCTGTTACATTACCACTCAAATCTTGCATAGCTGCATTGACTTGTCGGGCGCTGTTCGATATCCCTTCAGCCATCCCAGCACCGACCATCATACCGACCTGATCACGCATGACGCGGGATGGAGAGTGTATACCGAGCGCATCTTTCATGCCGTCCACGATTCCTCCAGCAAATTCTGATATCTTATCCTTGATCCAACCGGTCATGTTTTTAATACCGTCCCATAGGCCGCGCACGATGTTTTCACCAATGTCCAGCATTTTCCCTGGAAGTTCCTTGAAAAAGTCAACGATAGTTTTGATTACCTTCGGGATTTCGGTTTTTGCTGTAGAAATTAAATCAGCACCCCAGCCAGTTACTTTTTGCAAAGCAGATGTTAGCCATTGACCAATCTTCCCTGGCAACTCAGCAAAGAAATTGACGATGCTAGAGATCAGTTTGGGTACCTCAGTCGAAATCCACGTTCCAATATTGATACCCCAGTTTTTTATACCGTTTATTGCTGATGTTAAAGCAGATCCAATCTTCCCCGGCAACTGCGCAAAAAATTCTCCAACCTTTTGGATCAGCTTCGGCACCTCGGCAATGATCCACTTTAGAGCATCAGCTCCCCATTTAATTAGGGTTCCAATCGCCAGACCAAGAGCATATCCGATTTTACCGGGCAACTCGTTAAAAAATTTAAAGATACTTTCGATGATTTTTGGTACTTCAGTAGTAACCCAGGTAATCGCATTGACTCCCCACTGTTTAATCTTCTCGATGATTGATGAAAAAACAGTTGATATTTTTTCAGGTAAGCTACCGAAAAACTCAGAAACTTTCTCGGGAAGTCGCTGAAACCATTCGATGGCCGTTGTAAAAGCCGCAGGTATATCCTCCGTAAAGAATTTCACTAACCAATCCCATACCGCTACACCAGCCGCTTTAATAGCATCCCACGCGCCAATAACAGCCTCTCTAAAATCTTCATTCGTGTTCCATAAAACGATCAAACCCGCTACCAGACCTACCACGGCCGTAATGATTAGACCTATGGGGTTGGCTGCCATCGCTGCGTTCATTAGCCATTGAGCGACTGTTGCACCCTCTGTAACTAGTTTGAAAGCTTTGTATGCATCTACAATGGAGGTGACGATTTTCACTGCCTCCATTGTGATCATGGCTGCTGCAATACCCGCCAGACCCGCGGCCACATTACCGGCGTTGTCCACTAGCCACTGCATAGCATTCACTAGAGGACTGAAGTCCATATTCTTGATCTTATCAATTAAATCGTTAACTGCTGGCATAACTACTTCACTCACCGGCACGGCAAGTTCAGATATCAGCGTCCGCTTGATCCCTTCAAGCGCCGATCCAATATCATTGTATTGAACGTCATTGAGCTGCTTCAGCGTGTCACGTGTCATATCGGCGTTATCGTCTATATCACCGAGTGCCTTGATTGCCTCAACACCCAAGTCTTCCCACATCGAGCCAAACAGAGCTACGCCAGCCTGATTTTGGGCAATCGGGTCTTTCATTGCACCGAGCCGCTCAACAACATCGTTAAAGGCTGCTGCTGATTCAGGCCCACCCGCTGCGAAGGTAGCGAACAATTTAGATGCATCCAGTCCCATATCTGTGAGCGCGGTCCGTGCATCGTCCGTTCCCTCACGAGTAATGATACCGAATTCTTTGACGGCATCTCCCACTGTAGCAATCTCAAATGCACCGGATGATGCCCCTTGGATCAGGGTATCGGTAAATTCATTCGCATCCAGACCAAGCTGCGCGAAATGTGGTGCGAATTCGTTCATAACGTCGAGCAAGTCACCGCTGGCATTAGCACCCATTTGCGTGCCCTGAGCAATCAAGGCATACGCTTCATCGGCGGTTATCCCGAAATTGTTCATGAGGGTGTTGACCGTTTTGATACTGTCAGCTACCTCAAGGCCAAATACATCCCGCATTAGCAGAGCGTTTTCAGTAGTGGCCTTTAGTTCATCCCCAGTTTGCTTGGTGACCTGATTGATCGCTGCCATAGAATCTGCGATATCATCCACGGATTCACCAAAGTTGTCACCATAAATATCATTGGCGACACTGCGAAACTCTTCCATTTCTGCCGCTGTCGCTCCGGTTTGAGTCTGAAGGTGGTTCATGGCCTTGTTCGAATCATCCCCAAACTTGACCAGGGATGTAATAGCAGCTATTGCAGCCGCGCCAATTGCAGCAATACCGAGCGCTGCCTTTTCAGCTGCATCTTCGCCCATTTCCCTCAGCGAATCAGAGGTTTCATCGGCGGAATCAGCCAACTCATCTGTTTGATCGGATGCATCTTCAGCGCCGTCACGAAGATCTCCAAGAGACTGGGTAACTCTTCCCAGCTCTTGCAAGTTCCGATTCAGCGCCTCCGTCTCGCGGTTGATTGTGATCTGAAGAGTTTGGGCTGCACGACTGCTTTCGCCTTGCTCCGCTACAACTTGTTCATACTGCGCAGTCAGGTTGGCCACTTTTTGGCGCTGTAAGTCCGTGATACCATTCAAAGCATTGATTCGCTGTTCAAGGCCGTCCTGAGATGCTCCCCAATCATCCATACCCGCAGCCGCAGCCCGGAATCCGGTGTCTATAAGCTTAATCTGCCGATCAAGTGCAGCAATATTTGCTTTAAAATCAGATGTATCTAGACTGACTCGCCCGCCGATGTCATTTTGATTATCTGCCATCTATTCGCCCCCTTATATCCAACTAGGCGCACTACTTGCGCGGCGATAGGTCTTGCCATTGATTACACGGGTATTTGGATCGTCACTTGGTTTAAAGTTGAGGAAAGAGAGCAAATTGTGGAAATCCGTCTCATCAATCGCATGTAGAGTCCAACCCATTTTTTTCACTAAGTTAAATTTCAGGCTCAGCAGTGTTGTGCGGTAGCTGGCCGGGGAATCGTCTTTCGGTTGATCCCCCGGGGCTAGTTTTTTTTGACACCACTCATGACGTTTTTACACAGCGTTTGAAATACATTCATCAGTTCATCAGTTTCAACGCCTTCGTTCAGCTCGTCAAAAGTGAACTGCCTGCCGAACGCCGCAACAATGACCGTTTTGACTTCCCTGTAAAACTCTCGAACTTCCTGCATGTCGGGATTACTTGACTTAAAGTTCTCTGCACGTTCTGCTATTTCAAAAATCGTGTCCATAATCCCCGTTTTAAGACTGCATGTACTGAATGTCTTCTCAGGTGCGCCCTGAGCATCTGTGAATTTGATAAATACTGCTTTCATAAATTCTTGCCTCCTGGATAAATAAAATAGGGCGGATCGCTCCGCCCCTTGGATAAATTACGCCGTTGTAAAACTAATCACCGTCTGCGGTAGCATCTGTCCGTACACATCCGTCGCCCCGTTAATGATCACCGCATATTCTGTAGCTGCTGCTAGGTTTGCATTCGGGTTAATCGTCAGGATCTTGCCCGTAGCATCAAGCGTGTTTGCCGAAGCAATAACATCAAACCCCCCATTAAGCAGCACGGCTGAGTAAGACGCAAGTTTATTAGCAAATGTCAGAACCACATTGGCTCCTACTGCCACGCCTGTGGCGTTATTGGCTGGGACACTGGTCAACGTAAGCGCGGCAGGCGCTCCTGAGTTATCTGGGGTCTGAACTTGCGTAAACCAACCCGCAGGATTAAATGCTTCATGTGTCGTATCTCCTGAAATCTTCTTGATTGGCTTGTCCTCGCCTAGCACTTCAAACTGCTTAGTGGTTGCGACAGCGGTATAGGTCAGCTGATACGTGCGAATATCAACATCTGCTGTTTTGGTCGCTGCCTCTTCAGCGCCGCCCGAGAACGTACCCTTGAGATACCAGGTGTAACGATAATCCTCTCTGCCAATATTGGCACGGTATCCCACTGCCACATCTGGCGGATTGGGCTGTCCGCTGTCAATTAGCCGTCCAGTAGCCGAATCAAAATCTTTACCCAGCAGCTCCGCCGCCAGATAAGCCGGAATGCCGGACACCGTAATCGTCAGGGTGGTTACACCCTCAGAAACATAGTTATTGCCTGGAACGTTGTCATAGTAAGTCGGTGTATTGCTGGTTTCCGCTTCAGCGGAAATTTCTGCAGCTGGTGCAAGATACTTCGGAGCCTCTGCTGTATAACTTTCCGTTGTATCCGTGACCTTGGCAAAGTGTAGGCTGTCTACTCCGACAAATTCACCATATTTTTTCTCCACAATTATTCCTCCATTTCATAGAACCTGTAATCACAGGTATATCCATAATGTCCGGTCTCCAAGAACGGCAGATCACGTCCACCAACTCTCATAAATCCAGCTTCCAGCATAACCGCCTTAATCGTCTCAGAAGCGCCTTGCTTGATGGTGGGTCTCTTACTATACATCGACACCTGAATACGCCACACGAGAGATGTGGGCTTGTTGTCTGCATGTCCCGCAGGACTATCATCAATTACCTGATAAGTCACAAAGCTTTCTGGAAGATTTGAATTTTGAGCATATGAGCCCTGCTCCCGCACATCGTGCCCCAGCTGCTCCAACGTGGAACAGGTCAGCTCATAGATATTAATCAACCGGCAGCCCCTCCCGCTTCAGCACTTCGCGCTGAATCTTCTTCACCTTATTCTTGTTCTTCTCAAAAGCTAGTCGGATTCCCGGGTCTGCGGGTTGGGTAGGTGTTCCATATTCGACAAACGTGGAGTGCCACGCTCCCGGCGATTTGGTATCATCAATACCGACCTGGACAACGATGTTGTTCCCGTACTGCTTCGGTTCTGCGACATCTACCCCGGCCAACGTGGTTCCGGTCAGCTCGTGCTTCTCTGCCCATTTTTTAATATCTGCCTGAATAGGTGCGGCGCTCTCGGTCAGTGCCGCCTTCACAGCATCGTCCACACTCCGGCCAGCTGCTTGCACCCGAGCAAGGTAATCCTCAACGCCAGACACGTCTAGTGTGATGGTGCGTGAGTTGGTCACTCTCCGGCTTCTTGCCATTAAGCATTCACATCCCGTTTGACCTTGATGATCAAAAATTGATCCCGCATTTCCACGTTCTCAATATTGGTCACCTCATAGGCAAGATCCGCATTGTCTCGCAAAAGAATGCGGTCACGCTCGCTTATATCCTGTCGATACCACATAGTCAGCTCTGCTGTATCGGCAACAACTAATGTCCCTGCCGTAACGCTCTCTGAACCTCCACGTCCTTTCCAGTTACAGCAATCTAAAGGCAGAGCCGCATCCACATAGGAGATATCCGGCGCACCATTTACCCGTACTTCATGCCTGTGCTGCACTCGGATCTGTGTGTTAAACTGCTGGACTCCTGGCTTCCACAAATCAAGTCACCTCCGGTAGGCTTCGACAGGCCAGTTGAGTAAGAAGCACATGAAAAACAGCGGAGAATGAAATATCCCCGCTGCTCAAATTATATAAGTCCGTCACACCGACCACGATTGCACCAACCGCCAAATCATCAGCCAACATCTCAGCGGACACACCCGCTCCGGCCATGTATGACTTGACGGCCAGTAGTTTCGGCTTTAAAACTCCGTCAAATTGCGTACCGTCAATGGGCATGCCTAGACCAGCCTTACACTCGGCAAGCAGTTCTGTATCCGTCATTATTCATCCCCGCCTTGCTTCGGTTCTGTTGACGGTTCCTGATTGGTATCCGGTTCTGGAGCTGGCTCGACTTCGCCCTGCGTGATTACCTCAAGGTCAACGGACAACGGAACCAGTATGATTTTAATCCCTGCATGCTCCTGTTCCTGCTTGAGCTTGATAGAAAGCTGCTCGTGCTCGACTTCAGATAATTCGCGCGTTGCCTTCCAAAGTAATACAGTTTCACCTGTCAGCGTAGAAACTTCAACACCGTCAATCTTTGTAGCTTGTGACTTTTTAGCCATTTATTTCACCACCTTTATGGGGCCATGTGGCCCCGTTTATTAGGACGCTGCACCCTTCTTGACAATGACAACGCCATTTGGATCAATCAGTTTACCATCTGCGATCAGAATCGCCTTGTCTACATACTCATTCGTGTCATGGTCGAAGTAACGAAACATAGTCATCTGCATATTGCTGTTCCATCCGTAGTTACTAAGGTTGCAATATACGGCAACCACATCTCCTGTGGCAGCAGAAGCATATGGCACAATCACATCGTCCTCGACCTGGATCACTTCTTTCCCCGCAAATCTTTCCTGTGGTCCATCTGCAATTCCGTAATTCACTCGGCCAATTGGTTGTCCGTTATCATCAACCATTCCATTGATATAACCCTCAAACGTACCAGAGGCCATCATGAAAGCAGCTCCAGCCTTATACGCCAACGGCATCTTGGCAAGAACAAGCTTCGCCCAGCTATCCCATTCTGCAAACTGAGTCGGTGTCATTGTTACGATCTGTGCAGCTGGAACACGGTCATCCACGGTGATACCTTTTGGTTGTCCAGTGCCCGTACCTTTGATTACCGACAAATCAATAGCTTTGACCATTGCTTCTACGATCAGATCCGTGATTACCGTTTCAAATCCAGCAAGCGTTACTGTGTCAGCCAGGAGTGAAATTGCTACCTTGCATTCCAGTCCGAAATATGTGAACGTCAGTTTCGTATTGGCCTGCACCTTCTGTTTATCCGATACCGGAGATTCACCGATCCAAGTAGCTACTGGTTTCAGTGCAAGAATAGGAACCTCCACACCACCCTTGATATTGAGCTTCCGAACACGGCTGAACACTTGCCCGTAAACCGTGACTTTTTTAATGATCTCATTCAAGATGGTTGTCGGGATAACCGCAGATACATCTGCCGTGGTTGTTGTCGCATTAGCCCGAAGCTCCGGTTTGATCTCGCCCGTTTTGGCATAGACCATAAAAGCATTCCGGTATTCAACGGTGCCGTATGGATCGACCGGCTCATCCGAACGTTGCTGTGTTGGCGTTCCGATTCCAAATGATTTCAAAAACTGTGTCATTGCCGCATTTCCAGCAGGAGGTTGTCCCGCTCCCCGTTGTTCAGGTTCTGGAGGAGTAGCTCCACCAGCAATCGGATCATCAGGCATGGACTCCAGTTGCTGCCGAAGCTCAGCAATTTCAACGTCAATTGCTTCCACTTGTGAACCAATCGAACGTACTTCTACAATGTCATTGCTTTTCAAACCCTTGTCTTTAAGAGCAGTCCGGGCTTCTTCTTTATTTTTCAAAAGCTTCTTCAGGAATTCTTTCATTTACGATTACCTCCAGTTAATTAGATGAATTTTAATTTCTCTTTTGCTAAATCCAAATCGCTCAATGAACTATCCAGTCCAGACCGCGCACTCTCCAGTGCGGTGCGGGCGCTCTCCAGTGCCTGCAGGTCACGAGCATTTATATCAGTCCCGTCATAAGCCGGAAAGGATACCGCAGAGATTTCAATCACTCGGCCGATGTCCTTAATGCGGCGGGTGGGAAGTTCTGTATCAAGCCCTTCCCAGGTTTCGTCCCGTACTGTAAAAATAAAGGACATTCCAGAAATGTCCCCTCGTCCAACTGCGCTGTATAAAGCTTTAGCCTCCATGTTGTTCTCAACATCCAGTTCAGCCCTCGTATTCAACCCCTGCTCGTCCACTTGAAGTTGAAGCGTGGAATTTGCATTGTTATTCCGGCTTCGAGCTAAGGGAATCCGCTTCAGATCATGATTAACGCTCATGATCACATCCTTAAAATCGGTTTTGTCGAATGCTCCGCGCTCAATGATCTCCTTGAACCAGCCACCGATAACGGTTACCTGTTCAAACACAGCCGCATGACCTTCAACGACGTTTCCAGCCGGATCTGCCCGAAGATCATTCATAACAAACGCTCGGCGCTCCGGCTCATGCATGACCGGAAGCTTATTCTTCTGCATCTTCATTCACCGCCTTGGTAGGTTGGGGCTTCGTTCCATTCAACTGATAAATGTTGATTATGGACCGATCCACATAGTTAAGGCTCTGCGTAATTCGGTTGCCGTCCGGGAGTGGAGGATAACCGAGCAGAGCCAGCTTTTGATTATCGTTGAGCAGCCCCTGCTCCCCTGCCGTCTTGATCAGGTTGAGCTTGGCCGCTGTACTGAGGTACATCATGTTCCGCTGATAAAAAATGATCTCATTCCCTACATCCAGCTGCCGGGATGTAAAAGTCGTTTTTGTAAATCCCTGAGTCAGTGAAATTAGAATCGGCTCCAGGGTGCTTTCATAAAAGGACTGGTATTGATCATCGGTGTAATCCCGCGCAAGAATAGCAAAGGGCATTCCGAACCACTCCCGAGTGCTGTCCTTAAGAAACGCAAGCGTATCCTTGTCTATCATCTTGGGGTCGATGGTAATCGGAGTGAAATCGCCCTTTAGATCCACCGGTAGAATGCCGGAATCACCGGAAGCCATCAGCTTCTCGAAGCGATCCCGCTCCTTACGCTGTGCATCATCATCAAGCATAGTCGCAATTTTCAGAACGCCGCGAATGGACATGCTTGTCTTAATTCCCTTTTCCACACCTTGCAGCACTGTGTCATTGATTCGCAATATCTTAAGCAGCGCTTCATTATCCGGCTGACCATTCTGTCCGCCACCCATGATCTCGTTCACTGAGTATCGTTTCCGAATGTGGATGATATCTGAATACGGAACGGTGAAGCTCTCGCCAGAAGAAAAAAATAGTTTTACATACAGGCGACCAGTAGGGTCTTGCAAAAAATCAACCTGATAGGGATTCAGCGGATAAAATCCACTATAACTCCGGCTCTCTACCCCTTCATCCGAAGTCTCTACAGTGTACATAGGGTAAATGAATACGTTGAAATTCATGAACAGCAACCACACAATTTTTTCAAGGAAGTCCCGGGTGGTCATTAGCTCATTCGGACCAAACTTGAAAAGCCGATTCAGGTTTCCGCGCGGCGTGGTCTGATTACCATTTGCATCTGTCCGAATATGCCGGGGTTCCAGCTTGCTGATTTCCGTTGCGATAATGTCAATACAGTTCTGAACAATATCAGAAGCATAAATGTTATTACCGAACTGACTAAATACAGGCATATACCCGTTCAGCATTTTCGCACGCTTGTATTCTTTGGACTTGAATGGCAGAAGCCCTTTGAAGCTATCAATTAATGCCACTATTTCACCCCGCTCTCTTTACCAAATCCAGAAATTCAGTCCGGTTGTCGATGTAAACCTTGTACACGAAGATCATTGTCACCGTTCCATCAATCTTCTTCTCATCCTTGCCTTGAACTTTAACGGGCCGGATCTCCATTTTGCTATTAATCTCAAATGCCGTATTCTCCAGGCACCAGCGGTCAATAGGATGCTGATTGTAATTGATCAGCTTGCTTTGTAAATCCGCTTTGACCAGCTTCATCGGCTCCGATAAGCTTCCGTATTCCTGACTGATCCGCACCATATCGAAGCCATACTCTTCCATTTCCTTGACCCAGTAGGTTGCCGACCATTTGTCATAACCTACTTTGTAGAACCGGATGCCATAGTCGCGGAATAAGCGCATGAACCAGGCGGTAACATGCCGGAAGTCGTTCTCATTACCATCCGACACCGTGACCAAGTCGAGCGCTGTCCATTTGTCGAAACGCTCCTTGTCCTCCCTGGACAGATTCGCGATCTTAGATGCGGGAACAAAGTAATGTTGGCAGGTATATTTCTTACCGTCCTTCATCAGCAGCGCCCGAGCAGAAGCAAGGTCGCCGGACTTGGAAAGGTCAACGCCACCAATGGCAAAAGCCCCGCGGAATTGTTCGATATCGAAAACATCCTCGTTGGCAATGTCCTGATCCATCAACCAAGCTGCAGCGTTATTTTGTTTGACATTGAAATCCTTTGCCAGCACGAACGCCCGCATCTCCTGATTGGTCTTGGACTCTTCAACCATTTTTCGAAGGAAGCTCCATTTCTTAATGCTCCCAAGTCCGGGGTTACTTTTCGTCCAAGTCTTCTCATCCCTCCATACTTCCTGTTCACTGTCCTGCGTGTACATCCAGATCAGCCAGCGGCGGCGGTCCAGCTCATGGCTTAAAACCTGCCGAGCCTCCCGCATACGTCCGTCAAGGTAGCCCTCATTCGTAAATCCCTCAGTCGTAAGCTCAATATAAAGAGGCTCATCCTGAGTGGATAGAGCCTGACGGATTGGCATAGTGCTGGTGTTGTCCTTCATCTCGTGAACTTCATCCACCGCACCCACGCCGATATTCCGGCCTTCCTTCGCGCCAGTCTTAGCAGAGATTTTACGAATAGAGCCTTTGTTCCGGTATGAGAACTTTCCGGTATGAGTCGGCTTCTTCGGGTTTCCGAAGTAAATGCCTTTAATGTTCTTCCGGGTCTTCCGCTCCAGCGATTTACTCTCTTCCCGCATGGCATTGATCGCCTGGAACATTAGGTCAGCCTGTTCATAGTCGTTGCTGGAACACAGAGCCTTTAGTCCCTCCGGTCCACAGAAGAATTCAGCCAGAATCAAAGCGGATATAAGTGGGGTCTTGCCATTCTTACGCCCAACCAAGTATAGAATGTCTTGGTAGAGCCTGACCCATCGGCCAATTTCATCATCAAATATTTTGAAGCTATAAATCGCCTCAATGAAAGCTTTCTGAAACAGCTCCAGAATAAACGGCTTTCCGGAAAATGGCGCTTCGTAATGTTTGCACTTGGTTTCAATCAGGCTAATCCGCTTGTGAGCATCAGCAGTGTCGAATCGAATATCAGGATCACGCATGTTTTCCTCAAGGATATCGAACATCTGTACAAGTTCCTGCCCAACAATGATCTCACCAGCTCTGCACTTATACATATACTCATGTAGAAATGACGAATATGACCCACTCATTCGTAGTCTTCCATATCATCATCCGGGTCAAGTGCATTCTTGGAAAGCACACCGTTCAGTGTTTTTATGACCACTGCATACGCATTGACGTTCTTCAGGTACTGCCGCGCAGCTTCAACCGGCTTCTGTAGATCTGGATTATTCGGGTGGATCTTCACCATGCCAGTTGCCTTAAGCGCCTGCTTCAGAACGGCGTTTTCTGCTTTCAGGAACGCCGCATCCTCCATCAGCCCTTCTACCAGCTGAGCCTTAGCCGGATCAACATCGGAAAAGATGGCCTGCAACTTCGCCAACTCTCGACTGTAGACCTCCAATTTTTCCATAGAATTCAGCACCTCGATCCAATTTCAAAATTTTAGGCGTGTAAAATAAAAGGGTCCCCTCTACGGTTACCCAAAGCTGAAAAAATATTTTTGACCCGGGGGGGTCTGAGAAAAAAATAAAAAAAATATTTTTATTTATTCCTGAAATTTTTCGAACCATTTCTCAATGTAGCCGCGCCATTCATCCTTGCGATATCGCAGCTCCATGCTGCCTTCCAATCTTGCAAGGCAATCCTCCCGGCTCACTGGACAGTAGATCAGTTCAGCGCCAGTCTCTTCGGCAATTCGATCACGCTTGAACTTTTCGGGAAACCCGCCGATGATCCAAGCCGTCCCCCATTTTCCCAGCCGTGTCTTGATGTTGTCGATAAGGAAGTTCTGCACACCGATCACATTGCTGAACAGCGCATCCGGTTTGTCATAGTCAGGTAGGCCCGACAGCGCAGAGTATAGAAGATCCATGTTTACGATCAGATCCCCCCGACTCATCTGCTGCCGCACAAGATCCACCATCCCAGCTAGCGGCGGACCGTAGACTAAGAAGACCTCTTTCCTGTTCTGGTAGCCAAACCGTTTATGTTCCTGGTTATGGCAGTCGTAACAGACCAGCTCAACCAAATCCGGGTTAAGGCTAATTGAATGGTCGTTAACATTCTCAGGCGTTAACTCAATCTTATGGTGACCGATGATATCAGCGGGCTTACCAATGATACAGCCGCAGCGCTGGCAAGAGTTGCCGCGCTCCACGATCAGATTAAGCCGAAAGACTATCCACTTCTCTGATGTGTAAAACGTCTGGAGTATTGCATGCCTTGCCATTACCACGCCTCCGATCTGATCTTATTCACTTCAAGTTGCATACGCTCCACCTTGAGCTGCAGTTCTGCGGTTGTCAGCTCATTACGATCAAACTGATCGAGAAGCGCAATACACTTCAGCTTCCTGCCTTGCACATTTGATAGCTGGCCCTCTATTGCAAGCAGGCGCTCCAGCATTTGTGGAGTCTTTGTCACGGTCTCCACTTCAATCATCTCATGCTCAAGCTTCAACTCCACTTCAAGGAAACCATGAGCATCAAAGGTAGGAGTGTCGCCAAAATCCTCGACTACTTTCTTGAAGCGCTCTTTCTTGGACTGGACAATCGTTGCATCCCATCCCTGCTCAATCTCTCGGCTGTACCGCATAAGGCGGTATTCCCGGTATTCAAGCAGCGATACTTCATTGATGAGGATCTGACGAGGATCTGTTTCCATCGTCATGAGCTTCATCTTATGCTCGGCGGCGATCTCGCTCATCCACATGGATTCATACATGCCGTGCTTCCAGCCATTCTTATTCCCCGGTGGAGCGCCGCCGCCTTTATTGCCCTCGGCATTCTTATTCCCAGGCTGTCCGCCGCGCTTTCGGCTTGGCTTCGCCTCCCATGCATCCTCATGCTTCCATTTCCGTATGAGCGAAGCAGCTACATCCATCTTCTTGGCGATGTCCACCAGTGGCATTGTCCGGCCACTTTTCTCCCACATACGGAATGCTTTGTCACGTTTTTCACTGCGGCCCCTACCCACTCATTCAAACACCTCCGCACGACATTCGAGTTTGGACAGTACACTTTTAACAGTTATTTACAATCGTTACTTTACTGGCCTAAAGGCTGCTGCTGCTAAACCCCTCAAAAACAGGCTTTGAGTGAACCATAAAGGAATTCTGGTGCAGTAGAACATTCTTCTATTTTTTCTGTTCCTTCATATAATGTATCCATCCTTTCTTTACTGAGTGCGACACACGCCTAATTGTGGTGCGCTAGAATCAACGCATACGCATGGTTGCACGGTCTAAAAGGTCTTGTGTCAGGCCAATATACCGTAATGTAACCCGCATATCGCTATGACCGAACGCATCGATTAGTAACGGTAGATTTCTCTCATCTTGTTTATATAGCCGATATCCCCACGTTTTACGAAGCGTGTGGTTGCCAAACTCTTCAAGATCGAAATGTTTAGCTGCATCGTTAAGAAACCGATAAGCCGTTGAACGATCTATCGGCTGTTGCTTAAGCTGACTTATTTTTTTCTTTTGCCTACTGGCGAACAAAAATTCGTCATCTGCTTTACCTTTAATGAATTCATCTAAATCTTTGCGAATGCTATGATGAACAAGGAATCTCTTATTGTTCTTGTTCTTTTGCTCGACTTTACTAATATAGTCGTGCCTAGCATCTCTGACTGAAAGTGTTAGTAAGTCTGAAACCCGAAGCCCTGAGTAAATACCCAAGCAAAAGAAAAGATAATTTCGCATGCTTCGGCTCCGAAAATAATACTTCATACCATCAATGATCCGTTCATCGCGGATCGGCTGGACTACTTTCATATCACCACCCCAGTATTATGAACATGAAAAAAAAGCCGCCCAGTTAAGAGCGACTTTCTTAGAAATACATTTTGTGTCTCGCCTAAATTTCTACGATATCAATATATCACGGAAAAAGGTTCAACGGTGGATCAGCTTAGGGTCAATGTAAGGTCACAACTGGGTCACAATCGGGTCAAAAATTCACTACATCCTTATCAAAGAAACATAGAGTTTTGAGGTTGTTGGCAATCATGATAGCTCCTTCTTTGGCTTTACGCTTTATGGTGCTGTCTCCCACGTCCCGTTTGAAGAACAGACATGTTTCCTTCATTGTAAAGCCCTGAAAGTATCGGTAATCTATTACCTTTTTAGTTTCATCATCTATAATAATATTGTGTGCCCGTTTAAGTGCCTCATCTCTGTATCGGTACTGCTCATATACCAGGCGTTGCTTTTCAGCAAGGATCACCGCATTCGCCGTCTTATCAGCGTGCATTTCGTCCTGATCTACCCGTCGTGCGACTTCACCGTCAATAGCAACTTGCTGCATGTCTGACTGGTGATTCTCATAATCATCCATCAGAAGCCGCATTTTCCGATATTCCATTAAAAGGACTTTGGTTCGTTCTATCTCTGCCAAGCTTGCACTTGGAAACAATTCCCCTTGTTCCAATACCATTGCCATTCCCCTCAATCCCCTTTATCAGTTATAATGGGTTGAGGTTAAAAGTTGACTTTCATTGACCCCCAGCCCCCGCCAAGGATTAGGGGGTCTTTTTCTGTCTATGCATATCTCGATCCACGCGGCATCTTCCCATCTTCGTCAAGAACAATATCACTGAGTATGATTGCTGATGATGCTGGGATATACTGACCTTTGAATTCTCCGAATGTTATGCTGTACCCATTCTTTTCACGCTGCGCCCGGAATGACACTCCTGAAACAATACTTCCAGCTGCCGAATTAATATTTTTGACTGTTTTGATGATCACTTCTACGCCTCCTTTTGCCGATTTTCTGTTATCCTCGCATCTTTCGGTATTGATACCCAAGCAAATCCTCTCTTATCTCCACCTGGATCTTCAAGCAGATAAGAATAGCCTTTCGGGACGAAATCGCCTGGATGAATCCGTAAATCTCCAAATGCTGTTTTTATTATGTAATGCTGAGCCAGTTCTGACCGTGGGCATACATAAAGCTGCATTCGCTCGATCTTGCCGCCCTTGCGAATTACCTTGCTAAGAGCCATATTGATCATATTCACGGCTTGTGGATGGATTGGGGATAATGTGCTCAACGCCTCAGCCTCTTTTTTGAAAAATTAGAGCGTTAATATTCCCGTATTTCTTGTACACTGATTCAATCCCTCTGCGTCCGCATTCCTGAGAAGAGACAAGCGGTTCTGATGCTGCTCTTTCCCAATCCCAGCCGTTGCGAACTCGCGCATAAAAGGTGTTTCGGGAAACTCCATTACTGGCTGCCTGCTTAATCAATTCTTCTGGATAATTACGTTTTACAGGATTCTGCTTCTTCATCTGTTCAGCGCGCTTCTCATTAGTCAAAAGCGGTTGAGTAGCTGCGCGTTCTGGCGTCCATTTTAAACTTACACGGTTAATGAAATTTTGATACGGGATACCGTTCTTAGCCGCGATCTCAATCCATTCTGAGTGATTTTTCAGTTTCCGTGGAGGTATTCGAACTGCCTGTTCTATACCCCAAGCAGCAACTCGAACCCTCCAATCTAGAGTCCCGCGTTTGATACCGTTGTATGCTGCCCGTTCATAGTCTTCAGGGGAAATATAATATTCATAAGACATTTTCCGTTTCACTCCTTCACCGTGTATTCGTACTGCACATCAATCATTTTCTATCATTTTCGTCATGGTGCGCCGTTCCATGCCCTCCATCATGAAAGATAGCCTCAGTTCTTCTTCTCGTGATAGAGCCTTACCAGAAGTTGTTGCCTTGGCTTTTTCTTCAGAAGGAAATAACTTGTTTTTGTTCATGAATGCGCTATAGAATAACTTCAACTCTTCCTGCATCGCTCGCTTGTAGAAATCAAAATTCAGTTCTATTTCCAAACGTTCTGCTGCCGTACAATAAGCGCCTAAGACTTTATGTTTCCTCTTTGAAGCTCCTAATTTGCTGTAAAAATCACAATCCCCAAGCACCATATAAAGGATCTGATTCAGTAGCCGAAGTTCCGAATCGTCATGATACCTGAACCATGCGATTTCCACCGTTTCGGCACCGATGTCACTTTCCGTGATGCCGTATTTCTCCATGAGCTTTTCAAGCATCCTTTGCGCGGATTCCTTTTCTCCATCAACTCCACGCTCAGCCAAAGCTTTTAGCCCCTTCAATTTTTCTAACATTTTTTCCTTATCGTACATCTTTCTAATTACCCTCCTTCTTGCACCGTATGCGTCTATTGTTCAGCATCCTTCGTACTGCGCAGTATCATTATTTATTTTCCAACTCATAACGAACATGATCGAGATACAAGGTATTAGCTGACTCATCGAATTTAAAATATTGCTCGATATCATTGGCGGTATCAAGAGATCCAAATCCACCGTTACAGAGATATACAAACAACTCAGCATCAAGCGGTAATGTCTGCAAATAGTCAATCAAATCCGCGATAGTCATTATTTTTTCATCCATGCAATTCACCTTCCTTCGCTGTATGCGTCTACTCTGCGCCAATGCCCAGCTTTCTTTATTTTCAGGCTGGCTGAGGCAAGTTATTGACATGCGCCCTTTCGTAATTCACGAACTTGTTAAAATTCTTGAGGAACACAAGTTCAACCGTTCCAGTAGGACCATTACGCTGCTTAGATATGATGATTTCGATAATGTTTTTCTTCTCGGACTCCTGGTTGTAATAATCATCCCGGTAAAGGAAAGCTACAATATCTGCATCCTGTTCAATAGAACCAGACTCTCGAAGGTCACTCATCATCGGACGTTTGTCCTGGCGTTCTTCAACTTTACGGCTGAGTTGGGACAACGCGATAACCGGCACATCCAATTCACGAGCTATTTGCTTCAACACTCGGGAAATTTCTGAAACCTCTTGTTGTCGATTTTCCCCACGTTTTCCACTACTTCCCTGGATCAGCTGCAAGTAATCAATGATGATCATTCCAAGACCCTGTTCTCTTTTCAAACGCCGACACTTGGCTCGAATATCATGCACGGTGACAACTGGATCGTCAGCAATTAAAATGTTCTTGTCTGCAAGAGAAGAAATACCAATGGTCAACTTACCCCAATCATCGTCACTGGTGATATCGCCCATTCTCAGGTCATTAGCGTCGAGATTAACCTCAGCGCACACCATACGTTGCATAAGCTGTTGCTCTGACATCTCCAAGCTAAATACAGCAATAGGTTCATTAGTTAATTTAGCAGCATTTTGAGCAATATTAAGGGCAAATGCCGTTTTACCTACAGATGGACGAGCCGCGACAATAATCAGATCCTGCTTTTGAAACCCGCCCGTAAGCTTGTCCAAATCTTTAAATCCGGTCTCTTTACCGCTAATGGTTCCACTCAGCCGGTTACTAACCCGTTGCTCTATCGTTTCGATATAAGCAATTCCGATTTCTCTCGTTGATTTGAAATCCTGCTTAGGCGCGGATTGATCGGATAGCGCGGCTGACTTGGTAAGAGCATGGGACACTACAGCATCGGCATCCTCACTTTCATGAACCATTTCAATTAGCTCATAAGCATTCTTCAAGGCTTCTCGCAAAGTGAATTTGTTGTTGAGGATGCCGATAAAATATTCGATGTTCGCTGCAGTTGGTGATGATCGAGCAATTTGGGAAAGGTGATGAACGCCACCAACCTTATCCAGGCTTTTCCACTGTAGAAGTGCCCCCGTCAGAGATCGGATATCAATTTGCTCACCCGCGTTGTGAAGCTCAACCATTCCTGAGAAGATCGTTCGATTCATCGGATCATAGAACACTTGTGGTGCTAAAGAAATCGCCTTATCTATAGCATCACCAGTGGTATCAATCATGATTGCTCCAAGAACAGACCATTCTGCTTCAATGTCGTGCGGTGGCTCCTGATTTAAGGCGCGCATATAGTTCCTCCTTCCATCCCGCAGGTACTGGCTTAGCGGCAGCTCGGGATCTGTCTCTTTCGGCAAAATACTCTGATGTCTGATCCTTGAGAAGTCCCTTATCTCGTAGATCCCCTGACCCACCACGGATTTGCGCAATCTTAGGAGGCCATGGATTAGTTAGCATGTGTTGCCGGATGTTTTCGTAGGCAACGTCAAAAGGGAAATCCTTCAGGTTTTCATAAAGCCGATTAATTTCTGAATCGCTTGTATCAACCTGGTTATACTCTTCTGCAATTTTTACTAGCAAATCAATGACTTGCGCTCGCTTCAATTTGCTTTTCCTCCTCTGCTCTACGCCGTAGGTCAGCAAGCTTGTCTACCCTGCCACCCTGCTTCTTTGGTGTATTGCCACCGGACTTCGGCGCTCTGTTGGTTGTCGATTGCTGGGAAGCGTCAAACGCAGCATCCAAGGCAACTGCAGCAGATATCGTAATCGCCCCGGCGTGAAAGTAATCATCCAAAATCGTGGTAATAAGATTGAACCGATACCCCTTGGAAGCTAAGCCAGCTCTTTCGATAGCTCTTATCACGACAGCTTCTTCCAGACCGTCCTGGTCGATGTACACACCCAGTTTATTTGCCTGGATGGGGTTACACTCGAACCCGAATACTCTTTTGTGGGCCATGTAATAGGATTCATATTCCGTCTGATCAGCAGATGAAGAAGAAGAAGAATTAAGGTCTTTAAAAGATCTTAATAATGCTGAACCTTTTACCTCACCTTTTACCTCATGCTTTACCGCACGTTTTACCTCATCTTTTACCGCATTATTTGAGGTAAAGAAGGTTAGCCGATACTTTCCAGCTTGCTGCTTACCCTGATTCTTGTATTCAATCCGACCTTTTTGGATCAGCGTGTTCCTGTGCTTGGTCAGTGAGTTTTCCGAAATGCCCACCTTCGCCTGAAGCAGGGGATTGGTTACGGCAAACCACTCTGGATATCCACTCTTATTTGCAATCACCATGAGGTGCACGAGCAAAGTTTGTGCGGATGGCTCCAATGGGTTTGTTTCGAGCCAATCTGTGAAGGCGGTCATTTCGTCCGCAAAATCCATAATCTCACCTCTGCTGTCTCATCATCGTTTGCCCTTCTTAGCTGGAGGGCGTTTTAAAATCTCCGTAATGTCTGTTCGCAGGATAAAGGCTAATTCGCCGCCTTCCTGCCGGAGTTTCGCCCAAGGTCGAGCAATACCCCATATATCCGTTATTTCACCTGATAGCCCGGAGCTTGTCCGAACGGTGTCGCCCTTGAGAACGAGTAGCATAAGCCCGCCTCCTTATCTCGCTAAGCGAAGTAGCAGAGCTTCTCGCAGTATTTCCGTGTTCTTGTCGTCTAAGCGATCAGCTTGCGGGATGTCGATGGTGTTAATACCATTGAACAAATGAAGAGCACATGTGAGCATAAATCTCTCAGAAGGACTCCAACTTTTTGAAGCTTTAATCAATTCATCCACATGGACAGTAAGTTCTTCAAAATCAACAAATTCCGGCTTCGACAATAATTGCTTAAGCTTGTTATGATTCATAAAGATGTGAAGCAGCCCCCGCCAGTAACGATCCTGAAGTAAATGATCAGGTATCATAATGCCGTTCCCCTTTCAATTAGATTCTGATGCGTCAGCCGCATCTTGGAATCCCGGACGGAGGAAAGGTTATTTCTAAGGTCCGACATTCCAAGACAGGGGCTGAAGCCCTGCCCTATTTGCTTTCTGACTCATTCGGTTTGCCGACCTTTGGTTTGGCAGCCTGACTATTCGCTTTCACCTGCTTGCTATCTGAAAGTTGCTGACGAAGCTTATCCAAATCGGCGTAGAGTCTGCGCTGCTCCGCATTGTTTGCCTCACGTTCAGCATTAAGCTGGTCTTGAAGCTGACGGCGCTCTGCAAGCAAAGCCTTCTCTTGCTCCAACTCAGCGCGGGAACGAAGCTCGGACAATTCACGTTCGTGCTTAAGCGCATCTTCATGGGAGGCTTCCGCCTTCCGCTCAATCTTTCGCGCCTGTTCTTCGGTTAACTTGGATAACTCGGTTAACCGTTGATCTACCGCCTTCGCTTGGTTAACTGATTCCTGCTGATCGGCAACGAGTGCGGAAAGTGAATCAATACGCCCCTTGTATTCGGAAATCAACTGTTCGCCCCGTTCGTTCGCTTGCTGGAGCTGCTGAACATGCTTTTCGAGCTCTCCGATTTGCTTCCGCTGTTCGGCCCCGGCTTGAGTTTCGTTTTTCAACTCAACTGTGATGTTGCGGATTTCATCCTGTTGGGTCGCGATTTCACTTGACACGTCTGCAAGTCGAATGGCGTGATCTTCACTCAGTTGGGACCGTAGATGGCTTTCCGTCTGAATCATTCCAAGGAACAGTTCAGTCATTCTGCGGGTATGAAACCCCATTTCGTCAAGCTGTTTGGAATATCCGGCGTATTCCCCGTTCTTTAACTGCTCCATTTCGTAGAGCGCAGCAAGATGAAGAAGAAACTCTTCTTGATCTGCAAATCCCGAAGCAGCGAACAAATCATCAATAAATTTCTTGTTGTCTGGAGTCACTTTGAATCCCTTAGTAACTGTTTTTTTATCATCACTCATAGCCGTGCCTCCTTGCGTTTTGGCTGATCTACGGTTAAAATGGACACAACGAGGCTCTTTAGACGGAATCTCAACTGCGACTGCCCTGACCGGCGGTCGTTTTTCATTTCAAATTTTGCAATGCGGATCATGGTATTCAGATAAATCTCTGCATCCCCGACTTTCCCCGGCAACATCTTGTCCGGCTGTTTACGGATCACCTTCAAGTTATGGGTGGCTGTCTTCCCGGCTGCTCTTGCTTCGGCAACCAATGCTGTTCTTTCCATCTCTCTACCTCATTTCACATAGTTTTTTGCTTTAAGCTCTGCCCGATGCTCTGTCCAAAGGGCTATGTATGAAAATTCATACTTTTGGCAAAGTGCAGCAGCATTATGAGTAAGCGCCGTTATTGCCTCAAGCTGTTCCATGATGCCGTTTTTGATATTCTCTCGGTCCCTATCCTTTAGTTGTTCAAGGCTCTTAGTGATCGGTAGGGTAAGCAGCGCCTGCAATGCTTCCTGAATCTCTTCGATAGTTTTGATATGCGTTGAGCTGGGATGAAGATCGGCGTTATTGAGCCAGGGGACCGAAGCACCCCCGGTTACCTCAGCTGCCGCAGCCAGTATTAATTGAGCATCATCATAATGAGTCGCTGTAGCCTGCATCACCTGTTTGGAAGCTTTGCGGCTACCATTAACGATCTTACCGATTTGTGAACCATCTACATGGGCGGCTTGCCCAACTTTAGCCAAGGTGACACCCTTGCGCTGCATGACTTCTTTTAGCGCTTCGGGAAAATGTCCAACTGCCATATCAATTCCTCCTGTAAATGTCCAAATATAGGGAATGCTTTTGGACAGAGGCGTGATGTATGATTAATCCAAGCAATTCCCCTTGCCGATGCCATTCCCCGCCCGCCTATGCGATATGCAAGGCGGGATTTGTTATATATGAATTCCTTGTTTGCGGAGCTTCTTAATGATGCTCCAACCCGCCAAGTGAAACTCACGTTCTACTTGTGCGATGGCTTCCGGTGTACGAGCTACAAAATCATCACAAAACTCAATTTTGCTTTCACCGATCCAGACCGTTTTAACGACATTGCCTTCTGGGAGCGAATTTTTACTACTCACTGCCGCATCACCTCTTGATCTATGTGTATGCAGCTCATTGAGTGGGACAGCCATTATATCTACCTCCTGTCTATGCTGAGGTGCAAAGTCGTTTCAGTACTTCAGGTGGTATCTTTTCGCGGTAAGCAGCTGCCATTAATTCGACTGGATCAATGTTAAGGATTTTTGCTAAAGCATCGTTTAAATTGTCACTAGCTGGAGGCAGCTTACCGTTTTGAAGTTTACTGATGTATATCTTGTTAGTTTTCCGTCCAAGATTTTCGAGTCTCTCTGAAATCTCATTAAGAGTCAACTTTTCTTTTCTGATGGAGTCTTTCAGCATCTCAGAATATTTCATTTGTTCACCACCAAGTTGATATTTTTATGTTTACTTTGTAACACAATAATATCAACACAACATAATAATGTCAACTATAAATAATATAAAAATATCAACGGGCACTAATTGATATTTTAATGTCAATAATGAGATAATAGGTTGTTGAAGGAGGCTGAAAGCATTGAATTATGCAGAACTTTTAAAGAATTTTATAAATCGTTCTAAACTCACCCTGGACGACATTTCTTTAGAACTTGAAAAAAGAGGACTGTCTGCAAGCAAACAATACCTAAGCAGACTACAAAACGGAAAAAACCCACCTGCATCAGATGCACTCAATAGAGCGCTAGCTGAAATTACCGGTGGGGACGTTGATTCACTTCTTTTAGCTGGACATATTGAAAAAGCCCCCGATGAGATCAAACCGATTCTCGCGGAAGCTTCAAATTCAGGTTATTTAGTGAAAAAAGGAGATACGGTTAACGAGTCCTCAACAAAATACAATGTTGATTTAAAAGACGATATAGAAACCCAGAAAAAAATTGATTTCTTCAGGCACTTAGAAAGCGATTTAGGACTTGACCTCTCCGATGTTGAAGTTCAAAAAAAACTCAAGAGAGCAGCAAAAATCATATTCTCCAGTGAAGATTGATTTAGTATGTTCAGATAACTTGTAAATTTGCTCGTCAGATAAACTCAACCCACCCAATGTTTTGTTAAGCATCTTTTCGTTGTCTGTAGAATCCATCTTGTCACCATCCGATTCGTGGGTGATTTATTTAACCATCTTAACATAAGAGCATATGTTCGTAAACGTTCTCTTGTTCTCAAAATTTAGAAAACTATTAAGGAGTAGGGACGATGCGGTATGAACCGGATCGTTGCCGCCTCTTGGAATTGTATAAATTGACCGGTATATCTCAGCGCGAGGTGCATATTAGCACTGGATATCCTGAGAGTCAATTATCTGACTATGCCCATAACCGCACTAAAATGGGATTCGGAACAGCGATAACAATCAGTAAAGCAATGAAGCTGTCCAACCCTGAAATGCTGTATACCTGGCGCATAGTCGAAATATCCAAGTGAGGCGCGGAGGTTTATCCTCCCGATCCGGTGCGAACTTCAAGAATTCTTGAAGTCTAACCCGTGAGTTTCTGCCTTTTCTATATTATACATGGGTTGTTTCGCGTATTATGTCATATATTGTCGGTTTTGGAGTGCAACTTAAGGGGGTTCAATTGCAGCTTTTATTTATCTATAGCGGCTTCGTCCAGCAACTGCAATTTCCGAATTATCGACAAAGGTCACAATTAAGACACCTTTGTCTCTTTTACGTCCTTTGATACGGTTCTTATTAACCAAAGTTGATTTGTCATAGTAAGTAAATCCAAACTGACTCAAAGCACCTGCAAGATCACGGAGAGTTACAATCGGAGCATATGACCCACCCGTAGTGTGGAAGGCTGGCAGTGGTTCTGCCGATCTACCAATACTAAACATCGTGATATAATTTACTGATTGTATCGGGAAAATCACGAAATCGGATTCCTCACCTGTCCTGCCTTCGATTTTTACTCCTATAATCTTCATACCCTTAATCTCCTCTGATAATCATGCTGTTGTATCAATAGTAGAGGTATCGGAAGAAAAAATCTCGTTGTAATATATGGAACAATCTTCCGTAAAGTCCCACTTATGGTGCTATGGTGTTTGACTTCCATCTGCTATAAAATAAGCACATAATGCTAGAAGTCATTGGGAGGTAACCGATTTGAGCATGAACATATTTGAAGATTACGCTCTTTATTTACGCAAATCTCGTGCAGATATGGACGCAGAAGCTCGTGGCGAAGGGGAAACTCTTAAAAAGCATGAAACAGCGCTGCTTGCAATTGCTAAAAAAATGAATATAAATATCTCAAAGATATATAGAGAAATTGTTTCAGGTGAAAGGGTTGCTGATCGTCCAGAAATGCAGCAACTTCTGCAGGATGTTGAAGATGGGAAATGGGCAGGTGTGTTAGTAATGGAAATTGAGCGACTTGCCCGGGGAGATACTATGGATCAAGGGTTTGTTGCACAAGCCTTTAAATATAGCGGCACCAAAATCATTACTCCGGTTAAAGTCTATGACCCTGACAATGAATTCGACGAAGAATACTTTGAATTCGGGTTGTTTATGAGCCGCCGCGAATACAAAACTATCAATCGCAGGCAGCAGGCTGGGCGGATTCAGTCCGTCAAAGAGGGTAACTACATTGGGAACACCCCTCCCTATGGCTATAATAAAATACGATTAGAGGATAAGTCATACAGCCTAACACCTAATCCTGAACAGGCTCCAATCGTTAAAATGATCTATGATATGTATACGACTCAAAACATGGGCATGGGTAACATTGCGAAAAAGCTCAATCTCCTTGGTGTGCCAACTGCCAGAGGTTCATTATGGGTTGTAGCAACAATCAGCGGAATTTTACAAAATCCGGTTTATAACGGTGAAATCGTATGGAATCGGCGCCCAGAAAAGAAAACTCGTAAAGATGGCCAGATTCAGAAAAAACGTCCTGAAGTATCAGAAGATCTTTGGATTAGAGTACCTGGAAAGCACGAAGCAATTATTACTAAGGAGACATGGGATATGGCTCAAAGAATCCTTAAGGGAAGATATCATGTCCCAGCTCCTTCAGGAGTAATAACCAGTTCTTTAGCAGGACTTGTAAGATGTTCTTTATGTGGGCGTTTGATGGTGCGACGTCCATATTCAAATCAATCTGAACCATCTCTTATATGTGTGACTCCTCTGTGTAAACAAATCAGTTCACAGTTTATTTTAGTAGAAGAACGTATTCTTGAGGGTTTGCGGATCTGGATCAACCAGTATAAAGCAAAATGGGACAACAATATGCCTGTTGAAACGGAGAATACCGATGAGCTACTTAATACCAAATCTCTGATAGTTAAGGATCTGGAGAAAACATTAGGGGAATTGCGGCAGCAGTCCAGTGCTTTGCATGATTTATTAGAACGTGGGGTGTACAGTATTGAAGTGTTTATGGAGCGATCCCAAAACCTGTCTGAAAGAATTGCCGATGCTGAAAATGGGTTGTCTGCAGCAAATGAAGAATTAAATCTGGAGAGACATCGCAGAGAGGCAAAGGCGGGGATTATACCTCAAGTGGAGCATGTCCTAGATGTGTATGATAAAATAGACGATCCATCCGAGCGCAATAGTCTGCTAAAATCAGTGCTTCAAGGCACCGTATATAGCAAGGAGAAACGAGGGCATTGGAGGAAACCAGAAACCATGCGGGAATTCGACATGCGATTGTATCCAAAACTGCCTGAGCAATGA